TAAAAAATTACTTTGTACATCACCACTGCCCAAGGCAATCGTACCTGCATTGGTTGAACCCAATGTTAAGGTAGAAGTTCCGCTTCTAGTGTCGATTGTATCTACTAATATTTTTGACATTATGTGTCTCCTAATCGTATAAACTTTGCGTAAGTTCTATTATATCCAGTGTTTCCACCGACATCACTTGCAAATTCACAAATACAGGCAAATTTACATTTGTGTGTTGATGTATCTGTAACATCAAACATAAAAGAAGAGGTGCTTATACTAAATCCATTTGCATGATAAATAGATGCATTACCATCTGCCGCTCTGTCATAAGAAGAATTATCGGTTGTTGTGTGTATTCTCCCTGTAGCAAAAGTTGCACCTTGAGAAGGTGAATATATTGTTGCAAAAAAAGTAATGTCATAAACCCCTGTTTGTGGAAAAGTAAAAATTCCAGAACTAACTGACATTGCAGAACCAACAGTTCCTGCTCCATCTGTATCAGCTTGTTCCCAATTAGAAGTTAAAAAAGTTTCTGTGTTAGCACTTATAGCTGTATCAGTGTTTTGTCTCCACAAGTCTGCCATAGCAATACCTACATTATTAGTAACACCAGAAGCTACTTTTACTGTATCACCACTCGCACCTAAAGTTAAATTAGTGCCTGATTGTGGTTCTAAGTTATCTACGAATATTGTTCCCATTATTTATCTCCTAACATATCATTCCACACAGCCTTTATTTCATCAACTGTGGTTGCAGAATCTACTTGACTAGGTAAATTTCTTAGAGTGTTTTTATTGGAAATAATAGTTGTGGTATCGTTACTAGCTTCCTGTGCCTTAATAAAATCGACATCTAATTTTTCTAAGGCAGGTTTCCTTGCTTCTCTAATTTTATTTTTCCAAACTTCTTTGGCTTTTGTAATATCTATCGTGATACCCATTAATCCCCTACTCCGTCTGTTAGTTCATTATCTGCAATAGTCCAAGCATTTCTAAATGTTCTGTCTGAAGATATTTCAGATGCGTTTACAATTTTATATTTTAATCCTGAAGGAACATCTTTTTTTGCAATTTGTTCTACAGTCATAGAATTTAATGCGTCTGCTGTTGGAATAATTATACTAACTGTTCCATCGTTTTTTTTATATATTATTCTTTTATCCATATTATTTACCTAAATATTGCCACATAAACAAATTGGTGGTCTACAAAACTTCCAGTTGCACTTACTGTATTAATTAAAAATGAACCGACAAGAGGTGCATCTCTAGCGGGGTGTGCTCCATGATGATTTGAAATATTACTATTCGTGTCCTCTGCACTAGAACAAACTGCACAATAATTATCATCTGGCATATTATTAGTAAAATTAACTATATACTCTCCAGTACCACTATCTGTAATACTAGAAACATTTCCACTACCGTTAATAGCTACAGTGCTCGTTCCTTGAAATTGAACCCAAGCACGACAAGCAAATGCGGTTTCTACAGAACCATAACCAGAATTATACTTTAAATTTTGTGAGCTATCTATTGTAACTGCGTTTGTATTGTTTGTTTTTATTGTAGTAGAACCTGTGTTATTAGAACCACCAATAGTAAGATTGGCGTTTCCAGAAACTGTATCAATGGTATTTACCTCAAGTGTGCTCATACTACTGTTAAATTACCCTCCACTGTGACGGTGCCTGTAAATGTTACAGGACCTGCTAAGAATGCGTTATCGGTTGATGCTACAGAAACTGTTGATGTTATTGTTGCTAAGTTTTCATAAACACCGTTGAATGATGTCATCATAGGAGCTGTGATAGATCCTGTGCCTGGTGTTTTAGTTCCAACAACACTATTTAAAAATATAATAAAACATGAATCACTACTCGCCAAAGCGGTTGTAAAAGTTATTTGACTGCCTGAGACTGTGTAATCGTTTGTCGGTTTCTGACGCACTCCATTACGAAGAACTGCGATGTGCTCTGGGTTAGAAACACTTGTAGACAGTGAATACGCTGAACTACCGTCTCCTGTTAAAGTTTGTACGCTTGTAGTGGATGTGAAATCTTTTGTTAAAATATTACCAATGTATGCCATCTTATGTAATCTCCATAATTGATACTGCTATGTCAGAAGCACCAGAAGCTGCCAATTTTAAAACATCTGTTGTTTCCATAACCACTTTATTACCTGATAATAGTTCAAGAGTACCGCCTGCTGGAATAGGTGCGTTGGTCACTAACTCTACATCTTGATTAGCTTCATTATTTGCACCTGCTCTATTGGAAGTATCAGAACTCAAAGTGACAGTAGCAGTTACCTGTGATGTTGTTGTATTTCCAACCATAATTCCAAGAACAACTGTTGTTGTAGAACTGGCCACGGTATAGATTACATCAGAAGTCGTTACGCCTGCTTTGGTTACGAGCTTAAAAGTATTTGCCATTTACCCTCCTTTATATATTACCCTAATGCTATTGCAAGAGCTGTCGGGTCTTCTGTAGAAAATCCTTGAGCTGTCATTAAAGTTACTACTCTAGATAATGCGGCTTTTCTATTTGTGCCACCAGCACCATCGTCCACTATAATTAAATCTGATGTTGTTAAATCTGCGCCTATGTCAGATCCACCATCAATCTCTAATGCTGTTAGTGCTACTTTACCTGCTGTAGATATTGTAGCTAATTTTGTATCTGCGATCGCAGCACTTGATTTAATGTCTGCGTTTACAATATTTGTAATTGTATTGTTATCTGAATCAATGGATTTATTGGTTACAGTTTGTGTTCCTGTGTCTGATAAAAGTGTTGCATCACTATTTCCTATTGTGCTACCACCAGGTAAAGTTAAAGTATTTGTAGCTGCTTGAGCGTGTGGTTGTGCGGTTAATGTTTGAGCATGTGCGTTACCTGACTCACAATAAAATTTTAATTGAGAGGGAGAACCGCTATTTGTTTTAAAATCTATAACTCCGCCTAAAACTGTAAGATCATCTCCAACACTAATATCACCTGTAAAAGTGTTATCACCAGATAAACTAGCAAAAGTAGAAGACAAGGCAGTTCCATTTAATGTGATTGCGTCAGCCTCTAGAGTGCCGTCTATATCTGCATTTCCTGAAATATCTAAAGAAGCGGCATCTAATTCACCAGACGCAGTAAGATTTGTAATACCTGTTACTGCTCCAGCAAACGCAACATTATTACTACCATCTTCAAAAATTAATTTACTTGCAGGTAATGTGCAAAAAACATCTTTTGTTCCTGAACTAAAGTCTACTGCACTATCACTGTTAGAACTTGATATAACTGTGGTTCTAGTTAAAGTAGAACTATCACCATTTAAAGTACCCAGGCCAACTTCAAACTCATCTTGATCTTGGTGTGCAATACAGTAGTAAACCGTATTTGAATTACCAATACCAGCCGCAAAAGTTTCAAAACCAGTAACTGCACCACCTAATGATACAGCACCCGTGCCTGTTGTAGTGCTTGTTTCTTTTACTCTATCATTAATGACTAATGCCATTTAATTCTCCTATGCTAACCTTAATATAGCGTTACTTGCATCAGCAGTTGGAAATTGTATTGTAAAGGTTCCGCTTGTAGATGTCTTGTCACCACCAAAATCTAATACCGCTACTGCTTTGTTAGAATCAGAGCTATTGTAAATTAAAGCTCCTCTTGCAGTGATTGTAGCTGACGTAAAAGATATATCAGAAAAATCGCATATAGCTGTTGTTCCTGAAGTTGTTGGTGTAACACTTGTCAAAGTACCACCACCAGAGCTATAAGTTCCTGAGTCAGAAACCTCGTTTGATGTGCTGAAAGCAGTAGTGCTTGCATCTAGAGAAGCAGAACTTGTATACAATGCAATCTTAAAAGTATCTCCTGTAGTTGCAGTAAAATTGTGTGTTCCAGTTAAAAGCTCTTGTTTAAAACTAGTGCACACAGCTTGTGTAATTGCCATTGTTTATCCTCCTTATGGACTTGTTGATTTAATAGGAAGCCTAATGGCTCCATGCATATACTCATCTCTTCGATGCCTTCCTTGTTGCTCTATAGCTAACTCTTGAATAGCACGTTGATATGATTGTTCGTATAATTGCAGCATTTCTGCTGGACCTTTTAAAAATTTAAAGGCTTCGGCAAGGCATCCGTATAATAAAGCACTTGGAGCATTACTGCCTAGCCAAGATGTTGTATTTGTACTTGACAACCTTGTTGGTAATCTTGTGATTCCCAGTTCTACATTATAAGCAGAATCTGGTGTAGGTGCAACTATTAAAGAGTTGTGATCCCACCATGCCCAGTAGACTGGAGTGCCTGTGGCTGTTCTATCAGGTGCATACTCTGAAATAAATGAAACATCTCTTTGTTCTAAATTTGTTCTGGTAGGAGTTCCTGAAGCAGGAAAAATATGCATGGTTCTTATTGTACCCAAAGATGTTGGATCAGGTGCAGATCCACCAGGTAAAGATACAAAAGGATTAGATGCTGTTAAATTAGCTGTTTGATTAGATTTAAAAACATCAATATCCACATCTCTAAATATTCTATTTTCAGTATGTTCTATAAAATCATTAACTCTAGCATCTGTTAAAACGTCAGAGCTTACCTCTGTATAGTCTCTTATTTGTGTTACTAATTCTGAATAAGTTGTCATTATGAAATACTCACAGTCACGCCACTAACAGTGGCTTTTAAAATTACAGCTTTTTGTTCTTGAGGAGACATTGTATCATTTTGATCAAAAAATGTTTTTTGACCTACTTTAACCTCAACAGGTTCTGATCTGTCTGGTCTTGCATTTTTAAGTGCTTCAACATCTGCTCTATGTGTAGAAGGATTATCCTCTTGTGGATGTTCAGGTTCAAACTCTGATTTATGTACAAACACTCCATCATGTTCTTCAACCATTTCACTATAAGGAAAAGCAAACCCACTTCTATCTGATATTGCTTTAGCGTATTTACCTCTTGCTGTACCCATTACATGACTCCTACATCTGGAACAATTTTTATACTTGATCTAGTGCTGTCTTCTGCTGATGCTCTTTGCCACTCATCTTCATAAACTTGTTTTAATAATTGTATTCTTTCAGGTGCCTTTTTCATTGCTATGTAATAAGAAAGACCTGATACTAAACAAGGAAAAAATCTAAAAGGTACTTCTGGGTTATTTGTATATTCACCTGCATCTGCAATTCTAGTCATTGCATAATACTTAAATGTATCAGCTGCATCAGGTGTTGGATATACATACAACTTAGGAGTAATGGTTCTCTCTATGTAAAATTGAGTGGGAGAAGCTGACGTAGATTTTTTTGATATGTTCAAATACTCAGCTCTACTGATTCTTTCTATTTGTCTATCAACAGTAGAATCACTAGCTTCTGTGACAACAGCAGATAATACATCAACTAAATCAGTATCTAAATCATAAGAAGAAGTTCCTGCTACTAAAGTTTTTGTTCTTTGTTCTATTGTCCAAAGATTTAAACCTCTGTTAGCCCATTCTGCAAAAAGTAAATTAAGAGATCTTCTTGCAGTTTTAAGATCATAGCCTGATCTTACAAACAAACCACACCTTTCGTATGACTCTGCTATGACCTCTTCGATTGTAAGAGTAAATGCGTTAGTACCTGAGTATGTAGGCATATTTTACTCCTAATATATCTTTTGAAACTCTGCTATAACTGTATACATGTTGCCTGAATCAGCTGTGCTTGGTACAACAAAATTTACATCGCTTTCATTACTATTACTAGATTTGTCTGCTGGAATGCCACCAAACTCTCTAAAATCCCAATAGCCTGCGCCTGTTAATCCAATTATAGGAATATCTCCATCTGAGTCTTCTTCATCTAAACGTGCAAAAGAGTTACCTCCATCACCACCTTGACAAGAATACCAAACCCTTAATAAGCCTAAGTGTGCCACAGCAGTTCCGTCTCCACGTGCAGCTAATGCTGACACATCTCCCATAACTGTTGTG